GGAACTTTTAGGTATCAAACACTGGATTCACAAAGTGAAGCAGTAGTAACAACTGTTGCTACAAATAGTGTTGCCTTAAACCTTGTTATCGATGAAGATCAGTTCTTTGGAACTGGTGTAGGCGCAAGTCCAATCATTGAAAAAGGATTATTTGGAACAAGTAATGAAAAAACTGAAGTAGACTTTAGAATATATTTTGAAGGTTCTACTGTAACAGGTAACAAATACATAGATGGAACAGGATTTATTACTGGGTTAACACCTACAGTAAATCCAGGTTCACCATTATGGGTTACACCGGTTACTATTGAAGTTAATGGAGAGTTAACAGAGGGTGAAATCACTGCTTAGTGATTGACCACAAATAACTTTAGTGAGCTACTCTTTCAAGAGGGTAGCACTCTTTTATACAGGAGTTCAGCATGGAACATAAATGGATGAGACTATACAAAGATGGTGTATGGACAGGCAGAGAAGACAGAATAGTCACTGTTAAAGACGGAAGCCAACACAGTATAGATGATTTAGCAAAGAAGCACGGTATAGAGTTACCTGATTCCTCACCTAAACCAAAGGCAAAAGCCAAAAAAACAATAAATAAAGATATAGATATACAGGAGAATAGACATGAAGATATGGAAGGAACACTCGACAGAGGACATACTGAAGAGCATGATGGAGGAGACGGCGAAGGCTAAAGCAGAACTTCGTTGCGCCACCAAAGATATAGAGAAAGCATCAAACAGATTAAGTTTTTGTTTGAGTGCTATAAACCACTTAACACAAGGAGATATACAGAATGAAACTAAGTGAAATAGCGAAAGCACCAAAACTAATCAAAATAGTTTTAGATAAAGACAAAATAGTAGAAGAATATGGAGAGCCATTAGAGTTTTACATATACGACAGACAACCATTAGAAGTTTTTGGAAGATTGGCAAATGCTGAAAAAGAAGACTTCTCACAAATAGCAAACCTAATGAAAGACTTAATCCTTGATGAGGAAGGTAAACCTGTGATGGAAGAAGACAAGCAGTTACCGTTTGATATTGTGGTAGAAACAATGGGCGAGGTTAGTAAATACCTGGGGAAGTAACTAACCATCCGGTTAGACCAGGACATTCGGATACAAACTTTATCTTGTTATTAGATACACTTGCTACAAGATACAGCAAGTTACCTTCTCAAGTAATAGTAGAAGGAGATAGTTTTGATTTAATGGTAATGGATGTAGCATTAACCTACGAGAAATACCAAAGAGACAAAGAAGGCGGAAATATAGATACAGGAATGTATGATATGGACGCATTACAACAAGCGGCAAATAAGGCCAAAGAGAATCATGAGAATAGACAGCAGAGTATTTCAGAAAAGAATGAAAGCACTAAGTAAAGTGCCAGATCAACTGTTAAAGAATGCTGAACAAGAACTCAAAGCCAATACACCTGTTAAATCAGGTAATGCCCGTAATAAAACAAAGTTGCGTGGAGATAAGATCCGCAGTAACTATCCGTATGCTGGAAGATTAGATAGTGGGTGGAGTAAACAAGCACCAAATGGTTTTACAGAACCCACTATAGACTTCATGGGTAAGAATATAGATAAACTAACAAAGAGAATATAACATGGCTAAAGATATCAGTGTAGCATTAGAGTTAGACAGTAAACAGTTTAATCAAGGTATTAAACAAAGCACTACTTCAGTAAAACAGTTTGGCGATGAATCAAAAGCCAGTTTTGCTAAGTCAGCCGCGGCAGCCGCCGCACTTGCTGGAGCATTTGCTGGATTGCGTAAAGGCTTAAATGTAGCCGCAACATTCCAAGACTTACAAAGTAGTTTGAATACTGTATTTGGTAGTGTTGATGCTGGAACAGCCGCATTCAAAAGAGTTACTGATATAGCAAGTCAAACACAGTTCTCTGTTCAAGATATCACAAAGGCATTTATAGCACTAAAAGGTTCAGGCATTGAACCCACAGAAGATACCATACTAACATTTGCCAAAGCGGCGGCTGTTACCATAGACCAAATAGGCTCATTTGAGGCAGCCATTAGACTGTTATCAAGAAGTTTTGCTGGTGGTGTTGGATTAGAAGAACTAAACGCACTAAATGACAGAGGTGTCCCAGTATTCACAATCCTCAAAGAAAAGTTAAACATAACAAAAGATGAAATAAATGCGTTCTCCAAAACAGCAGGTGGAACAGCAAAAATCATTGAAGCATTAGGTGAAGGTATCAATGAAAAGTTTGGTGATGCGTTAGCAAATAGATTAGAAAACACAAACCAAAGAATAAGCAACTTCAATGACCAGTTAAGCATACTGGCAAACAATGCCTTATCAGATACCAATGAAGGTTTTGGTGAACTGTTAAAGAACTTAACTGAAACCATATCAAACTTAAACAGTAATGTAGAAAAAATAACCAAAGTTACTGATGCCTTTATTGATTTAGCAAAAGCAATAGGCTTATTGTTTATAGGTAACAAGATAGGTAAGTTCACAGGTTCATTTGTGACCAACTTAGGCAGAGTAAATGCTTCAACATTAAAATCAGCAACAGGATTCACCGCACTTAAGACAGGATTAACAGCACTTGGTAGACAGTTTGGCTTTATATCAATGAAAACAGCAAAACTAAGCACAGGAGCAAGACTTATATTAGGTTTTGGTGCTTCTATAAGTGGTTTACTAACTGGAACAGCAATAATAATGGGGTTAGTAGCCGCATTTACGGCACTAAATGCCATATTATCAGATTCACCATCAGAGTTTGATGTGATGAAGGATGCTATAGACAAGGCATCAGGCGCATATGACAGAATAAATGACAGATTACTGATAGCACAAGAAAGATTAAAGCATTATCAAGAACAAGGTGACAGAGGTAAGTTTGGTGGTGGCACCAGTTACATTGAAAATGCTCAAAAACAAGTTGATAGACTAACTGACTTATTAGCAGAAAGTAAAAAAGAACTAACAGCACTACAAGAAAAATACCAACAAGCGGCAGGCATGGTAGGACCACCATTACCACTTGGATTTGTTAGAAAAACCAATGATGAAAAAGAAACAAGCAAGTTCTTAGATGACCTTAATGCTAAAATAGAAGGTGTTAATGACAACTTCCGTAGCACAAAACAGTTCAAGATATACATAGACAGTCTCAAAGAGATTGAAAGCCAAATAACCAGCAATGAAGAATGGATAGAATATGAAAAAGCCATAAGAAAAGTTGAAACAGCATTTAATATGAGTGTAAAAGATCTTGAAGTAGTAAAAACAAGATATCAAGAACTAAATGATGAAATAGGCCAAGTAGATGACTTTGAATCATATAATGCTATGCTTGACACTATCAATGAAGCATTGAAAGATGGTGATATCAACTTAGCACAATACAAGTTAGCAGTTAGTTTACTCAAAGACAGTTTATCAGAATCAGAAGTAGGCATGGCAGTATTCTTAAATGGTATAGCAGATATTGATACGGCTATATCAAATGATTTAGCAAACGCATTATTTGAAGGTGAAAATGCCATAGACAGTCTAAAAGCCACATTCAAAGACGCAATCAAACAAATGATAGCAGACACAATAAGATTAATGGTAGTCCAAACAGCCTTAAAAGCAATATTTGGATTCTTTGGATACACGGCAGACTTTGCTCCAACAGGAGGCATAAGCAGTCTTGAAAAGAGAGCAAGTGGTGGTCCAGTAATGAAAAACAAACCATACATAGTAGGTGAAAAAGGACCAGAACTATTTGTGCCAGGAGCAAGTGGTGGTATAGTGCCTAATCATCAAATAGGTGGTGGCAGTCAAACTATTAACTATAATATAAATGCTATAGACACAGCCTCATTCCAGGCAAGAATAGCACAAGATCCTCAGTTCTTACATGCTGTGGTAAGCAAAGGCGCAAATGATTTACCATCAGGTAGGAGATTTTAATGAGTTTTCAAACAATAATAAACAATAGCACAAACATAACCATAAACAATATGCCTATTACAGGTGCTGTCATGAGTAGAAGTCAAAGATTAAAGACAGCAAGTAGAGGCCCTGCTATATACACATTTGAAGTTAATGTAGCAAGAGCATTTGAATGGAGTGGTGCTAACAGAGGTATGTTAAAGGTATTAAAAACAAAGAAAAACACCACAGAAGAAGAAATAAAACTCAGTGCCACAACTGGTATGGGTTATATCATGGGCTATGCTGGAACAGTGGCTAACTCAGAACTTGCTAAGTTTGATATATTCTCATTTACTGGATCAACAATGGTTATAGATATTAATGCCGCAACTATATCAGCGGCAGATACCATATTTGATGTAGGTGATTACATACAACCAGCAAACAGCAGATACACATATCAAGTAAAACAAGCAGTATTAGGATCAGAAATAGTAGCAGGACAGTTTACTTTACAGTTAAACAGAAATGTATTACCAAGTTCATCAGATGGTTTTGTTAACATAGTAGGACAAGCACTAAATGTTGCTAACAACTGTACTTTTCATGTTAAATGCTTAAAGATGCCTACTCACACATTAATGCCAGGTAAGTTATTTACATTTGATGGCAGTTTTCAGTTCGTAGAGGTAATATTATAAAATGGCAACAACAATAACACCAGTAGTAGGAGCAACAGACATACAAACAGTTATGTTTATAGAGTTAGGCCCTATAGAAGGCACAACTTACTACATAGCAAACACATATAAGCCTTACACAATAGGCACAACCACTTATACAGCACTTGGCAGTCTTGTAGGTATGACAAATATCAAAGATGAGTTGCGTGTTAGTAATGGTGATATAGGTGTGGTGTTTAGTGGTATACCCACAGACCAAGACTATGTAAACTTGGTGTTAAACAGCAAAGTAAAGGGTGCTCCAATAAAGATCAGCAGAGGATTTATTGACAATAATGGTAACCTTGAAGGCAATACTGTATACACAAGATTTAATGGTATTATACATAACTACAGTATTTCAGAAAGCAGAGAACAGTTTAGCACAGAAACTTATCATAGTGTAACTCTACAATGCTCTAACATAAACACTATATTAGAAAATAGAATAGCAGGTAGAAAAACCAATGAACAAGGTATGAAAGCATACTATCCAAATGATGGCAGTTTTGACAGAGTAGCAACACTTATGTCAACAGCATTTGATTTTGGTAAACCAGCAAACTCAAATGGCACAGGTAGTGCTGGTAGTGGCAGAGGTGGTGGTAATAATAGATCATCCTCGTCAAAATAATGAATAGAAAAAGGATATACAGATATGAAAGTGAGACCAGCAACACAGGCAGATGATGATGCCATTATTGAAATATTAAAACAGTTTGCGGAAGAACAACCATTTGGTAAACTGAAAATACATGCTTCAGCATACAATGATCACCATGTTAGAAAGGTGTTAAGTGCTATAAGAACAGGTGGATTATGCTTGTTAGCAACAGAAAAAGAACAAATAGTAGGTGTGTTCATGAGCGTGGTATTACCAGATATGTGGTTACCAAATATGCGTATCATGAATGAACTTGTTTGGTGGGTTGATCCACAGTATAGAGATACCAGTGCTGGATTAAGATTACTAAAAGAATATACAAAGGTAGGAGAGAAAATGGTAAACAAAGGTGACATTCACACATTTACACTAACCCTGTTAGAAAACTCCCCTAAACTAAACATTGAAAAAAGAGGTTGGTCACCAGTAGAGACTAACTATGTATTTGGAGAAAAATAGATGGCAGTATTCTCAGCAATAGCGGCTACATTTAACTACTTGGTATACACAGGTATTGTGTTAGTAGGTGCCGGTGGCGCAGGAACATTATTGGCTATTCAAGCCACAGCCGCATTACTTACAGGTGCTATAGTTAGTGGTGTTAGTAAAGGTATAGGTAAAATGCTTATGCCAGACTTCCCCACAGGAACAACAGGCACAAATGCTGGAGTAAGAGTTCAGTTAGCACCAGATACAGGATATAGAGTTCCTGTAGTATATGGTTCAGCATTTCAAAATGGTATTATAACAGATGCCGCAATAAGTTCAGACAATCAAACAATGACCTATGTGTTAACATTAGGTGAAAAAACAGATGGTAATACCACATGTGGTGATATATTCTGGAATGACAAGAAGTTGGTATTTGGCAGTTCAACATCACCAAATGTAACAAGCACAATAGACGAAGATGGCACAACAAGCACAGATTATGCTAACAATGTAGAAGTATATGTGTATGATGGCTTTGGCGATAACCCAATAAGAGGAACAGTAGATGCTTACACATTGGTAGACCATTGGACAAGCACAGAAAAGAACTCAGGCACAATATTTGCTATCATAAAAGTAACATATGATCCAGAAGCACAACTTACTGGCTTGGGCACAATGACTTTTCACCTCACTAACAGCATAAACAATCCAGCAGATGTATTTGATGACTTTTTAACTAACACAAGATATGGTGCCGGCATAGCCTCTGGTGATATAGACAGCACTTCATTACAACAACTTAGAAGTTACAGTAATGAACTAATAGATTACACTGACCAAAATGGTGCCGCACAACAACAAGCAAGATACACTATAAATGGTGTGGTAAACACAGCAGAAGACTGTAGAACAACCATTGATAGACTGTTAACAGCATGTAACAGTTTCTTTACATATGATGCCAAAATAGGCAAATGGAAAATAACACCAAATAAAACACAAAGCACAAACAATATACCTGTGTTCAATGATGACAATGTGTTATCAGAATATAAGTTTTCAAGCACAGCACTTGAATCAGCATTCAATAGTGTAGAAGTAGAGTTTCCAGACAAAGATCAAAAAGACAAAAACAACTATGTGACCATAGACTTACCTGCTAACTTGCGTGAAACCAATGAACCAGACAATGGCATGACATTGAGAATGGAGTTTGTTAACAATAATGTTCAAGCAGAGTATTTGGCAAATCAACAACTAAGACAAACCAGAGATGATTTAGTTGTGATGTTCACAGCAGATTATACCACATTAGGCATAGACGCAGGTGATCTTGTTAAGATATTTGAAGATCAAGTATATGGGCAAAACAACAAAGTATACAGAGTAGTTCAAACAGTAGAAAAAGAAGCAGACAATGGTATGCTCACAGTAGAGTTTACATGTCTTGAGTATAACTCAGATGTATACACAGTAGAACCAATAACAGAGTTTACACCAGCACCTAACAGTGATATTACACTATTTAACCGTGTAGGAACGCCTACAACGCCCACTGTTGACAATGAAAGAAGTTTACTTAGTTTACCCGCATTTGATATAAACACTAACACACCAGCAAGTGGCATATACACAAGAGCAGAAGCATGGTTTGACACAAACAGTAACATGTCAAGTAAAAAACTGTTAGCAACATATAGATCACCAACAACTATAGGCACAGGCACAGAAGTAGAGTTCACAATCAAAGGTTTAGCCAGTGGCACATACTATTATCAAACCAGAGTAGGTAATGATGAGGCATTTGGACCATACAGTAGCACATCAAGTGCTCACAACTGGACAGCCAATGTATTAATCAATCCTATTACTATTATAGACAGCAATGAACCAGTGCTAACAGCAGTTAATGGTAACTTGGTTGTTAACTCAGGCAGTATTGGCACAACATACTTAGATAGTGCTGTTAATACCATATTAACCAATGCGGCCAGTGCCGTAGTAGTGCCAACATATAACTATTTCACAACTACAAATGCCGCGGCACCAAGTGATAGTGTGTTTAACAGTCAAGTAGGTAGAGATCCTATTGAAGATGACATAGTTGTAGCAACTAAGAGTGGTGACACAACAGTTCAAAAAGGTTATATACACAATGGCACAAACTTTGTTGAAAACACAAACTTCTTTAGTGGTGGCTTAATCACAGACGGAACTATAGGCGCAGATGCCATAGTTGCTAACACTATTACCACAGATAAACTTAACTTTACTCCAGTTACTTCAGTAGCAGGTGTAACAGGTGCTTCAATATCAACAGCACAACTTAGCACCGCAGGTCTTAGGTTTACCACAGACGCAGTAGCATCAAGTTTATTATCAGGCACAGTTGATGTAGCAAATGGTGGAACAGGCAGAACATCAACAAGTTCATATGTAGCAGACTTAAATGCTCAAGGTTTGAGATTAACATCAGAAACAGTTGACACAGGATTACTAACAGGTAGTGCTATACCAGAAAGTCTCGGTGGCACAGGTGTTACATCAAGAAGTGCTATGTATTCAGCAGATGGTGTTAGATTAACATCACAAACAGTTCCTCTAAGTCAAACAACAGGTGTATTACCAACAGGACAAGGTGGAACAGGATCAAATAGTTTAAGTGCTATGTTCACAGCAGAAGGCGTGAGATTAGACAGTCAATCAGTTCCTTTTGCTGATGTAACAGGATCAGTGCCAGAGTCACAAGGAGGCACAGGAGCAACAAGTTTAAGTGCGGCCTTAACAGCAGAAGGTGTTAGATTCACATCACAAACTATACCATTTGGTGAAATAACAGGCACAGTTCCTCAAAACCAAGGTGGAACAGGCTCAACAAGTTTTGCTTCAGCCTTAACAGCACAAGGTGTAGGTTTTGTTAGTGGTTCAAACGCAAACTTAGGTGCTTTAGCATCTTTAGACAACATAACACTTGCTAAAGTAACAGATTCAGGCACATTAGCAGGATTAAATAACGCAGTATTAGGCACAAATACATCAGGCACATTACCTGAAGGACAAGGTGGAACTGGACAAACTTCAGATAGTGCTTATGCTTCACATTTAAGTTCACAAGGACTTATTGTCACAGAAGTAGCAGGTAGCACAGGTGCTATAAGTGCCGCAACACTTATATCAGCAGGTAGTCTTGCTGTTATAGGACAAGATATATCAGACTTTAACAATGACACAGGCTTTACAACAGGTGCTGGTGTTAATGCTAATGTTACAAGTATAAGTGGCGGAACTATTACAACAGGCACAATCAACTCTGATAGAATAAATGCTGGCACACTAAATGTAGAACATTTTGGAGATGTTAGTGCTGATATTGTTTCACATACTGGATCTACAGTTCCATTAAGCACATTTAGTAGTGCTTTCCAAAGAGGCTCAACAAACTTTACAACTCAAACACAATCAACAGGCACATATTTGGCTCACGCAACATCGGATGTAAGAAATGGCGCAACATATAATGTTATATGGACAGGTGTATACGGAGATTGTACCAATGGGGTATTAGAATATAGTGTAAATGGCGGTTCAACTTATGTTCAAGCACAAGGTGGTATACAGTATGTTACTTTTAATGTAGGAACATTTAGAACTTATGTGTTTAGTTACAATGGCACTATATCAGGACTACCAACAACAGGAACAAATGCCAATAAAGTATATTGGAGAGTAAGATGGATAACAAAACTGAGAAGCACATACCAATCAATGTATGTGAATATAGATAACACGCATTAATATTATGATAGAATATACAAAATACAATACAACAACAGGTGAAATATTAGAAGGTGGTAGCACAGGTGCTTTACTCACTGATATACCTTTAGAAGAAGGTCAAAGCATTATAGAAGGCATATATGATGTAGGCACATACAAAATCATAGACGGTGTAGCAGTAGAACAAAGCATTGATATATGGCAAGGCGCAAGATTTGAACGCAATACACTACTAACAGAAAGTGATTGGACACAAATGCCAGATTCTCCATTAAGCAGTAGTAAAAAAACAGAATGGGCAACATACAGACAAGTATTGAGAGATTTGCCTTCAACAAGTAGTGCCGCAACATATGAAGATATAGTTTGGCCAACAGAACCTTCATAACACAACAAAAAACTGTAGTTGTGGTAAATACAACTATAACATAAAAAGGCTATGATACCACAGTATTATACGCCATAATCCTACAGGAGATACCAAAATGTCAAAACTTTTAGATTGGAAATCATTTATTGGCGGCGCCGATAATATTATTGCGATGGACATGTTCCCCGCAGAACAACAAACATTCACATATCAGTTTGGAGCAGTAGATGTAACAAACTATATATGGGACATAGATTACCAAACAGTGGTAATAGATCAAGTTGCTTTTAACCGTAATACTGGTGAACCTAACTACACTGATAGCACAGTAAGTGGTTTTTTTCAAGTTCAACAAAGTCCAGTAAACACTTATGTAGATACTTCAGATGCCGCAAATGGTAATGTTGCTATCACAATACAAGCAAATAGATACACAGGCCAGTTACTGCCAAACAGCAGACTAAAAGTTCCAACCACATGTTTTAGTGTGAAATGGACTGACACAGCATCTCCAGCCACCACAAATATTCACAGATATATTATATCAGAAAGATACACGGCAGAAGTGCCTATTGGAGACCCAACACTTGAAACAACCGCACAAGGCGGATTCACAGCAATAACATAAGGAGTAGGATATGGCTAATGTAACAGTAGTAACTTCTAATCCAGCAGTTACAGTTGACTCAACAACAAACACAATAAATGTAGGCACAACTCAAGCAAATGTAGTTGTAGGTGCTACAGTAAATGGCACACTTGCTAACACAATAGCAACATCAGGTAGATTCAGCACATTACAAGTAGGTAATGGGTCCGCAGTTCAATACACATTTCCAACAACAGATGGTAGTGCTAACCAAATATTAAAAACAAATGGTTCTGGTGTGTTAACATTCGTAGAAGACGATGGCGCAGTAGATAGTGTAAATGGACAAGTAGGCACAGTTGTTTTATCAACCAGTGATATAGCAGAAGGCACTAATGAATACTTTACTACAGCAAGAAGTAGAGCAAGTATAAGTGCTACTTCACCAGCATTATATGATGCCTCAACAGGTGTTATCTCAATAAGCAGTAGTGCTTTATTCACAGGTAAAACCACAGATGACCTCACAGAAGGTTCAACAAACTTATATTTCACTGACGCAAGAGGTGACGCAAGAGTAAATCTTCAAACAGGCACTAACTTAGATCTTTCAAGCAAAGACACAGGTGATTTAAGTGAAGGCACTAACTTATACTACACTGATGCCAGAGTAGATGGTAGATTAAGTTCAGGTAGTATATCAACAGCAATCAAAACAACAAATGCTGTTCACACTAACAGTATTATACCTATAACTGGCGGTAATGTTACTATAACAGGTAACTTAGAAGTCAGCGGAAATATCAACAGCGTTCAAGTTGAAGATGTTTTAGTTAAAGATCACAAAATAGTATTAAACTATGGTAATGCCACAGCCAGAGACGCCTTTATCACAGTAGATAGAAGTGGTAGTAGTTTAACAAACGCAAGTATACAGTGGAATGAAACAGATGACAAGTTTACAACAACTAATGATTTAGATGTCACAGGCACACTTACAGCAACCACAGTAACAGATGGCACTGGTTCAATAACTGGTGGTGTAGGCACAGGATTTAGTTCAATAACATCAACAGCCTTAGTAGGTAACTTAACAGGTGATGTAACAGGTGCTACAACTGGCACACACACTGGAGCAGTAACAGGTGATGTAACAGGTAACCTAACAGGAGATGTAACTGGTAACTTAACTGGTGATACAACTGGCACACATACAGGTGCTGTAACAGGTGATGTAACAGGTAACCTAACTGGTGATAGCACAGGAACGCACACAGGTGCTGTAACTGGAGATGTAACAGGTAACTTAACAGGAGATGTAACAGGTAATGTAACTGGTAACACAACAGGTGATGTAAACACAGATTTAATCCAACCAGACCAAGACACAGTGGTAAACACCAAAGGTGTAGGTTTAGGTGGTATTCAAACAAGTTTATTAGGTAGTGCTGATCCTTGGAGAACAGGGGCAAACGCAAATGAGCAAAACTGGGGACGCATAGCATTTGCTGGTCACAGTTTTAGATCTTCTAACGCACCAGTATACGCAGGAAACTCTGCTATACCAGGCACATATGGCTTTAACCACAAAGCAACAGCAGGTTCACCCACAGTTGAAATACATGGTGTAGAATCAGCCGCAGGATTTATTGGTGGAAATAATGCTGTTGGTTATAGCACAAACCAAACTGACATTGATAACGCACTTAACGACATAGGTATAGGCAGTATTGTTAGTAATGCTGTAGAAAAAATGGGCACAACAGGAGATCAAGGATTTGATCAACCATTAGCACCAGCAACATTAACAGTTGTGTCAATGGACATGACAGTAACTCCAAGAACAGTTACACTAAGTCAAAATGCTGACAGAGACATTGATCTCAGCACAAATAATCCAGTAAGTGGTCGTAGTTTAACTATAGGACCAGGTTTTTACTCATCTTCAACAGGCATGATGGTAGCAGTATTAAATGGTGTAGATGTAGATGATGGTTCAGGTAGTCCAACAACAAGCCAAGTTGGGTATGTATCACCAATGACCAGAGATATATTTGGACATACACAATATGCTTTACCAAGTGACTTTACCACAGCAAATAATGCCGCAAATGGTTCATCGTTAGACTTATCACAGTTTAGTTCAAGCAATAATAACCAACCTTTCTTTGAAGGAACATCAAAAATAACATATGAGCCTAACGCAACGCAACTATCATTTGGTGGCACAATGCCAGCACCAGTTGTTAACTCACCTCATAACATCACAATAGGGCCAGAAACAAACACTGGTAACAGAGCATTCAATGATACATTTAGAGCATTTGGTTTAACAACTGGTTATAACGGTAAGTTAGACTCAGGCACATTTAGTAGACCACCTGTTGTTCATAATCAGATATTCCAGCATGTAAAAGATAGTGCTATGGTAAACAATGCTTATTTCAGAGATGTAGCAGGTCCAAGATTATTCTTAGCAGTAGCAGATGGTGACACAGATACACCTCTAAACCAACAGTTTGCTAAACAAGGTGATGAGTTAGGTAGATTACAAGCATGGGGTAGATCAGAAAGTATATCCGCACCAAGCACATATTATGCTAACCACAAAATAGGCTTTAACGCATCAGACTTTAGTGGCACTAACACAGCAGGTGAAGTAACTATTGCTACCACTAACGAAAACGCAGGCTTAAAATCAGTATTTGGCACAGACAATGGTCAACTACAACAATCCGGCTTAATGACTTATATAAATGGAGCACAAGTTCATCAGAAAGCATATGTTTTCAATGACGGCAGATATAGAAGTGCTTTAGGAACCAGTAAACACTCTGTTACTGTAGCAACCAAAGACAATCAAACTACTGGAGCAATAGGTAGTGGTTCTATATTAAAAGTGTGTCACGGTTCTGAAAGTAGACCAGATGTTATTGGAGACCTCAAGTTAGGTATTCAGCGAGGCCTTGAAGGCAACAAAGATTGGGTAATGAAACTTGACAGAGGAACTTTTACAAGTAACACTGGCGGCACAATGAATAACCAAAACTGGTATCCATATTTTTACTTGGGTAACTTTGGTGATGGTATAAGATTCAACTCCACTAACAAATACAACACTTTCCCAGAAGACTGGACTGATGGTATGGAAATACAACTTGATGGATATAGTGGTGCCTTTGGAACAGCAGTAAATGGTAACAACTATTACGGTAAGTTAGCATTTGGTGTTATCATGACATTATACACTGATGCGGCATTAACACAACCATATAGAACATTATCCAGTTCAATAGCATTCGGCACAGACATTGATGCTGACAAAACAGGCACAATAAGAATATTAAGCAGTAACTTCTCAAATCAACAAACACTTGATGAACAATCATATTTTTGGAAGTTAGCACAGGCTGATGATAGATTACAGTTAGTAGATAGAAGATTTGGCACAGATTATGAAGTGTTAAACTATGATCCATTTGATAGAAGTTCAGCAACACTTGGTAAGTTCACATTCTTAAGAGATGTAGAAACAGCAAACACAATCACTTCAGGTGGTTTTGTAGGTGACATAGACGGTGCTGTAACACTTGATGTTAGAAATGACACAAGTTCAGCATTATCAAAAGGCACAGCAGTTACATTAACAGGTGCTAACACAGGTGATATACCGCATATAGACTTCACAGAAGCCAATGATGCCGCTAAAATGCCTGCTATAGGCTTAGTCAAAGAAGATATACCAGCAAACAGCAATGGTGTTGTGGTAACATCAGGTGTGCTAATCAATACCAATCATGGACATTCAGTAGGCAGTGACTTGTATTTAGGTGTTGCTAACGGTAGTTTGGTAACAACAAGACCATCAGGTGAAACAGAGTTAGTTCAAAAGATTGGTAAAGCAATATCGGCTGATGCTATACTGGTTCAAGGTGCGGGAAGAGCAAATGACACACCTAACTTGGATCAAGGTAACATTTTTATTGGTAACAACAGTGGTTTAGTTGAGACTGCCACATTAGATACCAGCATAGTTACAGAAAACACTAACTTATACTATACAACAACAAGACAAAACACAGATTTTGACACAAGACTTGCTACAAAGACCACAAATGATATACCTGAAGGCACTGACTTATATTATACAGATGCCAGAGTAGATCAGAGAGTAAGCAGTGGATCAGTAGCAACAATCAATGCTAACAATACTGTGTTAAAACAGTTTAATGAAACCAAAGTAGCATTAGGCAATCAAAGTGGTGATATAAGTGCTTTATTAGATGCTCAAGATGGTAGTATATTCACAGTTACAGCAACAGGTGATATAACCATAAACAGTTTTGCTAATCCAAACACAGGCGCAAGTTTTACTGTTATAGTAACACAAGATAACACTGGTAGTAGACTGTTAACAGCAGGATCAAACATTAAATGGGCAGGTGGTATAAAAACACTTAGCACAACAGCAGATGCCACAGATGTTATAAGTGTGATATATGACGGTAGCACATACTGGGCAAGTTTAGGCAGAGGATATGTTTAATGCCATTTAGTGCCAAGCAAGGATTTATATCTGGTGCTTCACAATGGGCAGAAGGCTCAGGTGGTAATACCACATCAAGTGTAACATATGATGGTGTAAACTATAATAGATATGATTTCACAGGATCAGGCAACTTCACAGTAACTACACCAGGCGTATTGTATATAATGGCCATTGGTGGCGGTGGATCAGGCGGTGATGCTTTTGATATCACATCAAATCCAGCAGGTGCCAAAGGTGGCGGTGGTGGAGCAGGTGAGTTTTGGGAAGGCTTATACAACTCATGGGATCTAAACGGAGATCTTGATGGAGGAACTATTTCAATAGGTATTGGAGCAGGTGGCCCACATAGATCAGGAACTGTAGACGCAGAAAATGGTGGAGTTACCACAGTAGGCACTGGCCTAACCGTTATAGGCGGTGGAGGTGGTGCTGGACTACAAGGTGGTTCAGGTGGTGGCGGAATGGCATACTCAAACACAGGCACTCACAATGATCAAGGCGCAACATCAAACATAACCAATCAAAACGGTAGAGGCAACTCAGGTGCTGATGGTGTTATTAACAGTATTGGCGGAGGCGGTGGCGGAGCAGGTGCTTCAGCAACATCAAGTGTAGGTGCCGATGGATATCAATGGATAGATGGCACATACTACGCCGGAGGCGGTGGTGGTGGAGATAGTGTATTCAGTAGTTCAGGCTCAGGCTCATTTGGAGGCTTAGGAGGCGGTGGTAAAGGCCGTGGTTCAAGTTCAGGTGTCAACAAAGGTGGTGGAGAATCAGGCTTTGGTGGCGGTGGTGGTGCCGGCTGGGTAGGTGGCGCAGGCCGTGTAGTAATATTAGTGAGAACATAATGGCATATTTCGCAAAAGTAGTAGAAGGTAGAGTAGAAAGAGTTTGTAGAGTAGAAGATTCAGACTGTGGTAATGAAGAATACCCGGCGTCAGACAGCATAGGAGCCCAGCACATGAACGATAGTGGCTTCCCAGGAACTTGGCTACAGACCAGCAAAGATAACCAGTTTAGAGGCGTATTTGCCGGTGCTGGATATACATATAATAGTGAAACAGATACATTTAGCAAGGAGTAAACATGCCAAAAGGAACTAAAAGCAGAGGAACAACAAAAGCAAACCCTTACATGAAGAAGAAGAAAAAGAAGGGTGCTAAGAAAAGAGGTTAACTGGCAAGAATACTATGCTCATATAAAGAGCGTATGTCCTTGGAGTTACAAAGCATATATGAATGATAACATATTAGTGTGGGAGAACGCAACTTCAAACACATGGCAAACTGTTAGTGCTGTTTTTGATAGCACAAACTTTGAAGCCATAGTGTATAGATTTGACAACCACACACCTAAACAGTTAGAACAGTTAGTGGATAAAATGACAGAACGCAGACCAAACTCAGAGTTTTTGTGGAGTCATCCAGACGCTGATTCAGGAGATGGTAACAGCACACCAGTGCCAGTTATCATACAACAAAACAAAGAGGCACTTAATGACCTCAGACATAAACTAAAAGGAGCACACAATGGCAACTAATGAAAGCAGAATAGCATTATTAGAATGGTTATATGAGAATCATGAAGGCGCAATATACTACAATGACATGTTGAGCAGAATAACCATAGATGAGATTACCACACAAGCACAACTCACAGAAGCAATAGCAAGTTACACTAACTTATAATAATATAACAAGGGAATCAATCAAATGACAAACAAAAGAGTAACAACTACTCAAGTTCACAATGAACTAAAAGGCTATGTGGCCAACAACACGCATGAACACAAACAGTTACATGCTCGTGTAACAGAACTGGGAGATGCTGTAAAAGAAAACCGTAAGTTCTTTATTGAGCGTATGGATAGGTTAGATCACAGAATATGGGCAATAGTTATGTTAACACTTGGTTCACTGTTAGCCAGTGTGCTCACCATGATTGTGTCATAAAAACAAACTAAAATCACCTAAAAGGATAAATAATACTGTAACAAGTTATATTCCCAAGTGCTTTTATCGAGGCACTTTATATAATATCCGACATTGTGGCCAATAGAAGAACTTGTTACGCATAACATTAATGTTATGCCATTAAACTCTGTTAGACGCACATCTAACATAGTGATTTATCCTAAATAAAGGTGAAGAACACACTTCGGTGTGTTTTTTGCTGAATAGCCATACTATTTGTGATAAATGCCATACAATAGATAAATATTAGTTGTAGCAAGAAAGAAATAAACACTAAATGTTTTCATAACATTTAATAACTTGTTATACAACTCAGTTGTGTAGCAGTTACTCTATAGTCCTCAAAAACTATATTAGTTCATTTCCTTTGTTTTTCATATACATACTTAAAAGTTGCCACTTTTTGTTTCTTGCTACATTTACACCTTTTTTCTGTTTCATATTCACTGTATTAGATAAATAAAACTGTAACACGATCATGTAGGCAACACATAGACAGTTACAGAGATATAATATGAAAAACAATACAGAAAAGAAAACACTTGACCAAGACAAAATAGCCTCAGTTGCTAAGTTTCTTTATGGACACACCAACATAAACAGTCTTACACCTAAACAGTTAGCCATAGTCAAATCATGTATAAAGGATAACATACTGTGAAGAAAAGTGTAAAACAAAGAAAAGCGGCTAATAGAGCAATATATCATGCTGTTCAACAGCAGAAACAAGCAGATGCCATAGAAGGCATTAACCAAACAATAGAAAAAGATCTATATGGACCACAAAGACAAGTGGCATTAGATAGAATAGTAAAAACCCAAGCAACAAAAACAAAAATACAAAAAGCAAATAGCATTGATCAAGTTATTGCTGTGAGCAAAGATCCAATACACGACAGTATAGGACGCAGAAGTGATTACGGTAGTAGCAAAGTCAGTAGCAAACAACAAACACAACAACTTGTCAAACAAGTAGTTGAAACATGGCAAAACACATCATGGCCCATTTCAGGCAAATACAAAAACAAACAACTAAAACAACTACCACTCTCATATTTAGGGTGGGTGATTGATAACTTTCAAGAACACAGTATAGGCTACAAGTTAGCAAAACAAGAACTTGAAAGTAGATATCACAACATGGCATAAACTCAGAACCCTACATAAAATCCCTATAATGCGAAAACATGGTGACGCAGTGGAAAAGACGGTCGGAAAGGTCACATCACACTTAGTAGAGTAAACTACAAAAAACATACAAGCAAAAACAGTTATGTTATTGACACGAGAACATAACACACACTTATAATGTATTATAAGCAAAGTCGTTACAGGTTGGAAAAGAACAGAGTCCATTGCTAATCAGTATGTATAAACAAATACCTGTTGTTTGAAAGACTGTGATACTCACATAATGTATCCTTTTAAGAGAACACTATACAGTAGTGTTTTCTTGACTGAAATATCTACATAATATATCTTTTAAGAGATGTAAATCATAAGCAAGTAAGCAACTACACGAGTGTAACGAGTGTTTGCTACTTGGTTTGAGTAAACGCAGTTTGCTCATGTAAGTTGACTCAATAATACTTCTCACTTAGTCTTGTTTAATGCTTCGCATTAACCAAAAACAAGTCACAACCACTAAAGTGGAGTTGTTGACTTGTTTAAGTTACTCCGTAATCACTATTTGAGTATATCTTTGCTGTCATGACTTAAATATATGCTGTAGGAGACACACATGAGCAGTTATATATTAAATGATCCTCGTTATGACACCAGAGGAATAGCAGATACTCATCAAGGTTGGTGTAGGGATTTGCCAGAACAACTAACAGAACAACAAGAGGAAACACTACAGTGGTTATATGACACATCACCACCAAAACAACGCAAATATGTTATAATAGATGACATACTGGTGGAATGTTGCGTTAACAGAGTGCTATACCGTAAACATCATGAGTTTGGATGGTGTAAGGTGACCTCTAACGGTGGCTATATACAGGTTAAAGGATAAATAAACAGAACATCACAGTATTACACTGATTTACAGGAGACATTATGTCTAATGAACATGACAACAACCCAACACCACCATATCAAGTAAAAAACATAAAACGCGGTGAGAAAACAGTCACGGGTAGAGTAGTAGGTAGAGCAAAAACAGTTATACCTGAAGATGAGTTCTATCAAATGGCTTGCCTTTTCTCCACTTGGAAAGACTTTTCAGAGTATTATTCAGTGCCAGAAAGCACACTCAGAGACAACTTTCGCGATTTATACATAAAAGCAAGACAAACCACAAAACGCAAGTTGCGTAGTAAAATGTTGGAAACAGCATTGAACGGTGATAGAGTCATGATGATCTGGTTGAGTAAACAATGGTTAGATATGAGTGACTCACCTGAAAAAGGTTCAGAGAGTGATATCTTACCGTGGAATGAGGAAACAAATGAATAGCGTATATGAAGCAATCAAACAGTATTGGAAACTAACACACAATCAAACACTATGGGCAATAGCCGGCATAGGTTTTGTGATAGCAAGTATCATAGCATTAGTGCTATAATCAGTTGTAAGTCCTGCTGATGCGTATATAAGCCTTTATTGCCATTTAGGTTATTTCCCCGCTCAGCAGGCAACCCCAGCACCTCAAAAACAGCCAAAAAACACCATTATTGTATAAATAGTATTATCGATAAAGGAGATATAGATATGAAGATGAACTTTTCAGAAGAAAAAACCAGATACATTAACACAATGAGCCTATGTGGACTTAGTCTACTTTGGGGTCAAATGTTGGGAATGATATCACCATGGTTCACACCATTAACTGTGCTAACAATCATTATTGGATATGGTTCAGAACTAAACAAACCAAAAGAATCCACAAACAGCATACACTAAGGTGAAACTCACCCCACCACAAAGGATTATATCAGATGATCCAAATAGATTCCGTGTTGCGGCATGTGGGAGGCGTTTTGGTAAAAGTTTCTTGAGCATCAATGAACTTGCCAAATACAGTAGACACCCTAATCAAAAGTGTTTGTATGTGGCACCAACTTACCGCCAGGCAAAGCAAGTTATATGGGATGAACTAAAGAATAGATTATATGCTGTAAAGTGGATAAAAAAGGTCAATGAAAGTGATCTCAACATACAGTTAAAGAATGGTTCAGTTATATACTTGCGTAGTGCTGACAACAGAGAAGCATTGAGGGGAGCAAAGTATAACTTCATAGTAATGGATGAGTGTGCTGATATACATGAAGAAACATGGCATCAAATACTTAGACCCACACTAAGTGACACACAAGGACATGCTTTATTCATTGGTTCACCAAAAGGGCGTAACTGGTTCTTTGACTTATACAGTTTAAGTGGTGAAGAAGGTTGGCAATCATGGCAGTTCACCACAGAAGAAGGTGGCAATGTGCCCTTAGAAGAAATAGAAGCGGCAAAAAGAGATTTAGACGCCAAAACCTATGAGCAAGAATACTTATCGCAGTTTGTTAGTTATTCAGGTGTGTGTTACTACAGTTTCACAGAAGACAATGTGTTACCACCACCTAAAACATTACCCACTAACACCCCTATACACATAGGCATGGACTTTAACATAGATCCAATGAGTGCTGTGGTATGTGTAACAGATCAACAAGACAATGCTTGGGTAATAGATGAAATAACCATATACAGTTCAAACACCAATGAAATGGCAGAAGAAATAAAAGCCAGATACGGTAATAGACCAGTGTTTGTGTATCCTGATGCTACTGGACTTAGACGCACAACTAACAGCACAGGCATGAGTGATCACCTCATACTACAACATCATGGATTCAAACTGATAACTGGCAAAAGCAATCCGCCAGTAGCAGAACGCATAAGTAGTGTGAACGCAAGGTTATGTAACAACACAGGTGAACGCAAACTGTTTGTGTCACCACAATGTAAACAACTCAGAGATGGCTTAATCAAAATGACATACCGTGAAGGCACAAGACAACCAGATAAAAGCACAGGACATGATCATATCACAGATGCTTTAGGCTACTACATACAGAGAACATGGCCTATAATGGGCAAAGCACCAGAACCATACAGAAGCACAAGGCGTAGCACAGGAGGCAGTTTAAGATGAGCAAAAACAAAGACAAACAATGGATAGCAAATGAGAAGATCATTGCCAAAGATCCTGTATTACGAGGAGCCAGAGACACAGCAGAAGGTTTCAAGCCAAGTTCAGGTATAACCACAGGCAGTAATGATGCTGAATACAAAGCAGGATATGACAAAATAAAATGGAACAAGGATAAGAAACAAAAGCCAAAGTTCAAAGTAAGAGTAAACGGTGTGCTACAATACCCAGAAGATGAAGAATAAGTTTAACAAATCAACATATAGGCCATTGCCAGAAGGCTTAACCATAAAAGCCAGTAACATAGACGGACTTGGCTTGTATGCTACTAACATGATACCGGCTGGAACTAACTTGGGTATTACACATCATTATACACTAAGTAATACTATAAGAACACCGCTTGGAGGCTTTATTAATCATTCAGATACTCCTAACTGTTATATCACTGTAGAAGAACAACATAACATATTACACACAGTCACAACCATAGGCGCAGGTGAAGAACTAACTGTGTGTTATAGATTGGAGTTATCAGATGACTGAACACTATAAACAAACACATGGCGGCAAAGGCTCAGCAAGGCGTAATGCCAATGATAAGGCGTATGCTGATAACTGGGATAAGATATTTGGCAAAAAGTCAAAGAAACCACAAAGTGAGGAAAAAGAGCATGACAGAAAGAGATAATAAAGGATATGATGACATAAACAGTTACGACCATCCTGGTGTAGCAATGTTTATGAAGTTTCAAAGTGATTGGCACACACTAAGTGAATATCAACAACAGTTAGCCACAGAGAACAACAGTATAATATACAAGAGATACCGTTTAAGCCAGAAATATGGCAAACATGTGTATAACTATCTCACAAATGGTGGCATACGCAAGTATAATGATAAGTATGTTGTGCTGTGGGACAGTTCAGACTCTAATCAATAGGTAGGTAGTAGGAGTAACTGGTAGGCCTAATGTGCTGTAACTATCGTAAGGTTACAGCCAGCATTAGCCGTTTATACTGCCATCAATCAGTTTACCATCCCAATCATAGTTTATAACCTTATACCACAAGTTAAGACATTTCTTAACTGATTCAAGGTCTCTACAATCAGTGTTGATACTTTCTTGATGTATTTCAACAGGCCTTATAGGTATTTGAACACGCTCACGGTTTCTGGCTTTATACCAGGTATCAGAAGGTCTACGGAAGCCACATTCAAACTCTAACTCTTCATCCCATACTTCAGTGATGTATTTGTTTACCAACAAGTGACCATTGTTACATAATGTTCTTGCCGCATTGTTGTATAATACTATGTAAGGTTCACGCTCATTAACACCTGCTGGTTCTGGTATAATAAACTCTGTTCTCACATTACCGTGTGTGGTATAACTAAAGCCTAACTCAGTGGCTATGTCTATGATAGCAGTTGTTCTTTGAGCAGGATTTAAGTCATTTGCGTATATGTGTGGTGTGAGTTCTTTGAGGTAAGCAAGTGGATTCATTTGAGATCCTCTAAGTTAAAGAATGTGCTCATTGAAGCAACTTTCCAACATGACTGATCTTGCCAGTTTACAGGCGCAGTAAATCTACCTTTATTCCAAATGCCAATATATGCTGGTGACTCATGATATACATCACCGTAACGCCTTTCTCTGCCGGCCACAGTGATAGGATGTATGCCCAGTTCATGTGCTAACTCTACAATAGTCTTGTTATACTTCTTTTCCCAGAATGTTATTTGTTTACGCCTTTGAAATGGGTTACCAAAGTTACGCACTCTCATGTGTATAGCATCTGGTGTGATACCTTCGTGCTCTGCTAATGCTTTGGCACTAATACCCCATTTGTGTTCAAAGCCTGTTATTTTATTGCCCGTTACTGGGCATATTACTTTGTTTGATCCTTTTGTCATAGTGTTATTGTTCTCCCTTTTTCTTCTTCATCAGTAAAGTCTACGCCATACGCACTTAGTTCTTTGCTGTAATGATAAAAATGTATTGGCATAAGAGGTGGATTTTTTCTACTTGTTTTCTTGATAAAGCCAACATCTGTGTCTGTGAGTATTCTTTCTTGTTTGATACTGTCATGATATCCACACAAGAACCACCATGCCATCCAGTATACATGTTCTATGAATGTCATTTGTGCTTTGTTGAACACAGCATATTCTCCGTTAGCCAAAAAGTTTCTGCGTAATCCTGCTATCATTGTGAGTGTGGTATTGCCTGTGCCTACTGCTTCATGTGTGCTACAGTGGTTAATAGGCTGTAAGAAGTATTTGAAGCATGTGTCAAAATGTGCCATACTTTTGTGGCATAGTTCATTTTCCATGCGTTCTAACCAATACATTATGTAATCTGTATCACCTTTGGTAAAGTTAACAAACAGTTCATGTTTGTTGTTCTTGTCATACACATAAGGTATACACATATGGTTAACCATAAAGTATTTGTCTGTTTCATGTGGCATAGCCAATGCGTTTGCCGGGTCATTAATGCCTATATCCTGGAAAAAGCCTGTGGCATGTTCTTCTTTGCCAGATGTTTTCATTGATCCAGGCATTGTTAGTCTCTGAAATGGTTTTCTTTGCTTGACTTTTTTTGGTCTATGTTTTTTTGTTCTTTTCTTGGTCATTCTATCTCCTGTGTTGTTAAGTTGCCTGTAATATGTTTAGTATTACAGTTTTATTTATCACTATTAGCATAAAAAACGGTTAGAATAGGCACAAAAACCACTATGTAATACTTTTGTTCACTTAGAGCCTATAAAACCTCACATTTGGATAAATATACATTGATATATCAAATACATTAAGGAGATTCCACATTGAGTGACTCTTATCGCGATTACATTGTAGGCGTTCATAGCCTATATAACAAATACGAGCAGGATTGGCAACTGGCCAGAGACAGTTATTTTGGCGGAGTTGAAATCCGTGATGGAAAGTATCTTAAGGCTTATGCTGTAGATATGAATACTCCTGCTGAAACAGTAAACACTTATACCACAGACTCAAATGGTTATGTTAAAACCAGCAAAGCCAGAGTTGAGAATGTAAGCACAAAAGCAGAAGCACACAGAGGTGAAGACACCATAGATGGCGGAACCTTTTATGCTGAGAAACTAAACAACACACCATACTTAAACTACTTGCGCCTAATAACCGCAGAGTATAACAGTATCCTATTCAAAAACCCACCAGTTAGAACTGTTGGAGAACAACCAGACATGGATGAGTTCTTAAACAATGTAAATGGTGAAGAAGACAATATCAATGAGTTCATGGCAACAGTTGATCTATACAGTTTCATATATGGAACAGCATGGATTAGTTGTGTAAAACCAATAGGCTCAGATATACCAAAATGGAAAATCCATACACCGTTAGATGTTACAAACTGGCACTACGGTTACGATGGAAGAGGCGATCTAAACTTGAAGAGCATAGTGATCAAACTTCATGAAGACGCAGAGGAAACAGTTTATAGATATATGACACCGGAGTCAATAGAAACTGTTTGGGTAGGAGAAGAGGACGATTATGTCCCAGATGTAGCAGATAGCAATCTCATAAAAGAAGATGGTTATTGGAGAGTCATAGAAGAAAATGAACTCGGCTATATTCCAGTGGTGCCAGTTTACCAGGGTCTAAAAATATACAACGGCATAGGTGCTACACCAAGTTTTGATTTAGCACAAATACAAAGAAGTGTATATTCAGATATGGCTGAGATATATAGTGTGATCTCATATGGAGCACATGGTTCATTAATAGTTGATGAAGCCACAGACAGTCTCAATGACGGAGCCATTTCAGCAGAACCAGGAAGTGTAGTAAGAGTGCCAGCAGGATTAGGTGAAGCACCTAACTATGTGTATGAGTTTGTTACACCAGCCTTAACAGCAGTAACAGAGATCCGTGAACTAATAGATCAAAAAATAACCAAAATGACTGAGATAGCAATGATCCGCAGTGATGATTTAATCAAAAGCAGTCGTTCAGGTGAACAGTTAGAACAGTATGACTCAAAGTTAGAAGCATTTGTGCGTAGAAAGGCACAAAACTTAGAAAACGCAGAAGCAAAACTGTTTAACATATGGTATGATTGGACAAACACACAAAAGCCAGAAGAGTTTAGTGTTAGTTACAATCGCCAATACAGTAAGAAGGCACTACAGCATGAAGTTGCTGAAATAGATAGCCTATTAAAGACTTACCAAGATTATCAAAGTGTATTCTCAACAGACTACACTATACAAGAATATGCTACACAGGCAGAAGCAGAAAGTGTAGCAAACAGTTTAGGTGGTAGTGGTTTTCATACTCATGAAAATGAAGAAGGAATCACTGTTTATATGCCGTTCAATACTCATCCAGAGTATGATGCGGCAGTAGAAGCCATCAAGAAGGGCGGAGAAGACGCCGGATTTGTAGAAGAAATGCGAGACAAACTACGCAAAAGACTCAGTCAGTTAGTAGAATCATCTACCACTGATAACGGCCTTTAATAGTTTGATTTACGACAACTTCTATCGTTAATAAAGGAGAATAAGATGCCAGAGATGGATACAGATACACCAGTTGCGGGTGTTAACACGCAACCACTACACACAGATAGTGATGTTGGAGATAAAACTCCAGTAGAATCTGAAACAGCAACAGTGGAGAAATCCAGTGTTCCTACAGTTGAAAACCGTGATGGTAAACTGTTTGTAGACGGAGTTAGAGTTTTCACTCGTGATGACACTAACAGAATAGCCGCTAAGGCTAAGACTGAGGTAGAGTCAAATCTACTAAAGGAACTTAATGTTGATTCATTAAAGCAGGTTAAGACAGTTGTTAATCAACTACAAACCGCAAATATAGATGAATCAGAAGGCAATCTAAATGTTAACGCACTTAGAGACGCTGTTAAGAAGCGTGAACAAACCGTAGAAGAGTTGCGTAATGAACTACATGAAGTCAAAACTCAAGCAGTAATGACAAATCATTTAGGTAAGTTACAAAATGAAATGCCAACTTCATGGGCAAGTGAACAGAAGACTGCCGTTATTGATTTAATGAAAGCCAGAAACATGTTTGCCATTGAAGGAGATAGTTTCCAACTAAGAAATGGTGATGATTACATTACCACAGATGGTGAAACACCAGATTACAAGTCAGCAGTTGAAATGGTTGGCAAGAACTTGGGATTACCGTTTGCTAAAAAAGGAGCATCAGTTGTAGACGCAGATGGAGGTAGCAGTTCAGTTACTAAGGGCAAAAGTGCTGTCAATGACGCACTCATTTCAAGTGACCCAGAGTATAGAAACGCATACTTAAACATCCGCGAACAGAATAAGACTTTGATGAAATCAGATATCACAGATACCATGGTTACAAACAGAGTCAAAAAAATAAGAGATTTGAGAACATAGGCGTTTTCAGACTCATTAATATAACTATAATATAAGGAGACATTATGTCAACAAATAGTGCTAACCTATTAAATAAGTTATTTGAAGAAGTATCAGGCGATCTTATTGCTCATTATGACAACTCAGTCTTAATGCCTTCATCAGAACTTATTTCAAACTCTTACAACTTAGTAGGAGCGGTTGGGAACTCAATGAGAATCCCAGTCACAAACGCATGGGCAACTGGCGCATCAGGAATCGGCGAATCAGTAGATATCGCAGGTGCCACTGGAGCAGTCCAAGATTTTAACCCAACAGCAGTAGATTTACCAGTCGGAAAAAGAGGAGCATTCTCTTATGTAACGGCTGAGGCCTTAGAAGACGGTGGACTAAGCACGGTTTCTAACGCAGTTTCAACAAGATTAGCAAGAAGTATTGCTCAATCCACAGACCAAAGTGCGTTCAAATACATGCTAAACAACACTGATGTAGCACCAGCAACAGCAGACTTACTTGACGGAGCAGACAGCAATGTTGAACTTGTCAATAACACATTAACAGGTAACTTGGACATTTGTCCTGTTTTCTCACCAGAAGCAATGGCTTACTGTGTCAAAAGACAACCTGAACTAAAAATGTGGGAAGATGTGAAGTTTGACCAAACATCAATGGTAGCAACAATGAGAAACGGTTTTGCTCAAATCCAAAGAGATTTCATCAAAGCAGTTGGCGGCAACACAGCCGTTGGAGCAACAGCACAAAAGGCTACTTTAGCCGCATTTGCTGAAGCAGTTGCTAAACTAAGAAGTGAAAACGCACCAACAGACGCGGCAGGATTCTATTTTGCGGCTATATCACCAGCGATTGAACTACAACTTGTAGATCAGTTAACACATATTGCTAACGGCGGAACAGTTGGTTCTTTAAGTAGCACAGGTGATAGAGTGCTTATGGATTCTTTAGTAGGACAAGCAGTCGGCATCCGCTACCTGCGTTCTAACAATATTGTTAAAGGTATAGCGGCATCATAAGCCTAAGGAGATAATATGGCATTCGTAACTAATGTAAACGGTAATGTAATAGCATACTGTGAAGCGGCAGATATCAGAGATAAAGATCAAAGGGTTTTTGAATCCAATGAGATTAACTTTGCTGACGCACCTACAACGCCAACATCTCTTGATGAATATTTAGAAGACTTATCAATCAAAGCATTTGCTCGTATAAATGAAAAAATACGGGCAAGTGCCAAGTGGAGAAGTTACTTGGGTTATACAAATAATAGTGCCTTAACTGGCAATACTATTCCAGGTATAAACGCTGACCGTATAGTAGGAAGGAAATCAGATATTACTGATCTTGCTACTTACTATGTGTTAAAAGAATACCTGTTACCTAAAGTAGCAGATTTTGGAGATGA